GTCGAAGGGCCACCGCATCACCACTGTCGCTCGCGGGATGGCCGCGAGCATGGGCGGTGTGCTGTTGCAGGCCGGCGATCATCGGGTGATGGGGGCCGAGGCGTACGTCTTGATCCACGAACTGTCTGCCGGCACTGGCGGGAAGATCGGGGAGATGGAGGATATGGTGACCTTCTACAAGAAGGTGTGTACTCGTATCGTCAACATCTTCGCTGAGCGGTCGAAGTTGACTGCGAAGCAGATTGACACCCGGTGGAAGCGGACCGACTGGTGGCTCGACTCGAAGGAGTGTTTGGAGTTCGGCCTGGTGGACGAGATAGCCTAGACTAGACACCTGTCCAGATAACTGAAATTTGAGACGCAAAAACCCCCGACCCTACACCTAGTAGGGCCGGGGGTTTTTCGTTCGTCTACGGCAGACCGTTAGAGCGGCAACGAGCACTGTAGGGGCAGTGGGGCGTATCATCCAGCGCTATGAGCAGTGGCAGGTGGAGTGACGACATCTGGGGTGGCGAAGAGCCAACCCACCTCTTCCCGACGCCGCACGTCCACAACTGGCTGAAATGGTCGTGGCCCGGGATGTTCGCGGCGATGTGGCTGTTGTCGTTGTGGATTCACGGCGCCGCACTCCCTGTCGGGCTCGGACTGTGGGTTCTCTCCGTCCTGCCGTTCTACTTCTACGACAGGCGACAGGCTGTTAACGCAGAAAAGGCGGCGTCACCCCCGAAAGGGTGACGCCGCACTCGTCGAACCTACTTCTGCCCTGCTAGGTGATCCTCTAGCAGATGGTGATCTACTGCAGCCACGATCAGATGCTCGTCGAGCTTATTCTCGATCCGGTCGACGGCATCCCGTATCGTCGACCCGCCGTTGTTTTGATACTGCGCCTCGATACTGACCAGCGTCTTTCCCTGGCTGATCTGCTCGCGCAGCATCCAACCGAGCGCCGCCAACAGTGCGGCGACGGCGACTGCGCCGAAAGACGCGACAATGGCGATCAACTAACTGTCCTTAACGTCACCATCAGGTACCCACCAAAATCTGACCTGTTTGTCGGTCGAGCTGTCTGCATGTACTGGGCATGGTCAATCACAACCACCGTCTGCCGGACACCCTCGACGCCGAACTCTTGAAACAACACCGTGTCCCCCGCGGCGTCCAACTCGAACAGCGCCTCAGCCCGTGCCCGGGCTGTGCCAATGTCGGTGTACTTGTGCCCGTTCCGGTCCGTCTCGTGATCCATCACCGCCAGTGGCAGTTGAATCATCTTCTGCCGGCGCGTCCCCGGCAGGGCCTTCACCCCGTAACTGGTGATCTGGGCGCCCGCGCCGATCAGGGTGAACTTCAACGCCAACCACTCAGCTGGCGATGCCGGCAGGTCGAAGTCGGTTGAAGGGGCGAGAGTGAATCCGATAGTCCCAAGTTCGGCGGTCCCTTCACGGGACACTGACTCGACACGGACAGACGCATCACTCAGCGAACCTTTCACTGTCCCCAGTTTGAACAGTTTCGGTTCGGTCGTGTCATACCGGATGCGGCTCGTCTGCAGGTACGCCTCACGAACCTCGCCCGGCCCGGACCCCTCCAAACACAGCCCGACTGTCGGCACACTGAACAGCAGCTTCCCGTTAGGGAGAACGCACACCGCCGTCACCGGGGTGGGGGCGGATGCTGTTGGTGCGATCAGGTCTGTGGCGTAGCCGAACCTCCCGGCCTGATCCGTCTGTGTGCCCAGGTCGAGGCGCATCAACCCGGGCTCGTCGACAGCGACGCCACCCCAGTAGATGAACCTGTCCCTCGTCGCCAGCGCGGACACCGGGTACTGGGAGGCTGCGTCCGTGATCGTCAACGGGCCAAGCGTGATACGGGTGTTGGAGTACAGGTCACCGAGGGTGGCGACGCGGACACCGCGGGTCGTGCCGACCGCGAGGAACGATCCCATCGCCTGCTGTAGCGCGAGAATCCGTTCACCGTTCGGGGTGGACGCCGCCGTTGCGGCCACCGTCAACACCGGGGTTGACCCGTCTGTTCCGAGAACGAATTCGACGATGTCACTACCGGCGCCGGCATCGCCGGCTGCAAGCAACGCCGCGGGTGAACCGGAGAAGCAGCGCCACACCCACCCAGGGGTTGGATGCTGATACCGCAACTGCCCACTGCCGAGAGCGACAGGCGGGGTGGTCGGGTCCGGGTCAACCTCGTAGATCGCGCCAGCAGTCCCCAGCAGTAGCCGCGCCTTCTGCCAGTCGACAACCGCGTCGGTCGACGACGCCGGGTAGGTGGCGATCTTCACGGCGACAGTTGGGGCGGTCGGGTCAACCCGCCACACCCCGGTGACACCGGCCACGTAAACCCGCACACCGTCCGTGCAAACACTCAGGGCGTTCTCGGTGACCCCGCTGAGCGGGGTTGCGGTGTGCGCGTCGGCGTTAAACAACTGCGCCACGTGAACGCCGTCTACGTAGACGGCGTAGTTTGTCGACCCGACCAACAGCGGTCGCAGTGCTGTCGTCACGCCCGGCGACACGACTGTCGTGTCGGGGAGGCGTTGCAGCACCCCCGGCGTCCAGCAGTCGATGTTCTTCGACTTGTCAAACCGGATATGGGTGTACTGCGGCGGCAGATCAACCCGTTCGAGGTTGAGGTTGCCGGCGCCGCCGTGGAACGACGCCTGCGACTTCAACCACCAGTTCGACAGTGTCTGTTCGCCGGCCTCCGCGGCCTGGTCGATCTGCTGCTTACTGTACGGGGCGGTCTGCCACATCACAGGCTTGTCGGTGTCGGAGGCGTACCGGAAACCGATACCGCCGATAGCGACGTCGAACGTCGAAAACTGCGACGTGTCCGCACCCGGTGCTGTTGGTGCGATCGTCAGTGGCGAAACTGGCGGGATGAGATGCGGGATCAGAGGCACGCCCTGCTACCTCCGACTCAGGTCTTGATGATAAAGTTGAAGTTCAGGTACGGCGGGATCGTTGCGACAGCGTCCGTGCTACCAAGAAGCGCGGCGCCTGTGCCGCCAGCGGTTGTCGCTGACACTGCGGCGTTCGACAGGGTGACCGCCTCTGTCGCCGTCCACGAGTTCGACCCGACACGCCGCTCCGTCAGCGACGCCGATCCGACTGGGCCGAGGTTGATGAGGGCCTGGCCGGCGTCGGACAGTGTGTGACTGTGCGACGGCTCGCCGCCCGTCACTCCCGGGGTGCCGCCATGCGGGAAGACGCTCGCCGTGTTGGGGAGGTTGAACGTCGTCACCCCGTCGCCGCTGCCGAAGGCGTTGCCAACGACTGCGTAGAGCGCCGCGTAGGTTGTTCGCGACACTGGACTGCCGTCGCACAGTAGCCATCCGGTCGGGGCGGCGCTGCCGCCGTACATCGTCACAGACCCGACCGGGCAGGTGCCGACACCCGAGACGGTGGCCGCGGAGATGGACCCGGTGGCGGTGACATTCCCCGTGACCGGGACGTTGCCCGTCACGGTCACCCCGCCAGTGATGGTCGGGGCGGTCAGGGTTGGCGCCGTCAACGTCTTGCCCGTCAACGTCTGGGTGCCGCCCGTGCCGACTACCGACCCGGAGACGCCGTGGACGCCCGACGTTGCGGCGATGTGGCTGTTCGCCTCGTCATAGTCCGCACTGACAGCGACGTGCGCGAACGTCGCGCCCGTACCGTGCGACTGTGCCGCAGTGCTGTCGAAGCCGCGGGTCACTGTCAGTGTTGTGCCGACAGCCGCGGTGACGAGAACAACCTCAGCGTCGGCCAGGCCAGCGTTGATGACACCAGTCCACGGGAATGACGCGGGGAACGAGCTAGCAGACGTCACCGTCAAGGTGCCGTCACCAGTTCCCACCCCTGCCGTCAAGGCGACGACGGCGGCGTTGTTGATGTAATGGCGTCTACTCACACCCAGCTCCACTGTGGACGTAGCGGCCATTTACGCCGCAAAGACTTCACTTCCTCCGACAGTCGGAGTTGGAACTTCTGCTCCAAAAACCGGCTGGACGTCAACGCGGCAGCAGGAGCGACAAGATGCGCTCGGTCCTGCTGCTCCACCGACGACGTCTGCAGCCGCGACAGTTCCTGTGACGTCGTCAACGCGGACGCTGCGCCCAACACGAGGACATCCCGCACACCGTCAGGCAGGCCGGTCGACGCGTACGTCGACGTCTCGTCGGTGAAGGCGACAGGCGCCGCCGCGTATGTGAACTCGATCGGACAGCCCGGTGTCATCACATCTGCGACGTCGACCGCAACTCCCGGGTCACCACTGACGGTGGTGCCGCCGCGACTGTCACGCCACCGCTTCACGCCCTGCCAGTAGCTGGTACCTGTCGGTGGCTGCCACCGTGCATCCAGCACCCAGTCGGCGTCGTCGGGCAGGTCGTAGGTGATCTTCGGGACGGTCGTCGTCAGTGTCGCCACCTTCGGGACGAAGATCTCGGGGAACACCCGGTTGATCGTTTCGTTCAACGCGTTCAACACCCAGTGGCGGGGGAACGTCGGCTGCGACGTCACCCGGTCACCGTTGCTGTGAGAGGTGGCGGTCGTACCGAGGTACCCGCGCCCCCACGGTGCGACGGTGGCAACACCGGAGTTCTGGTCGATAGCGGTGACAAACATCAACTCACTGCCGATCTCGATAACCCCCGGCGACAACCCGAGCGTCCCCGACCGGACCGTCGACACCGTGACAGTGAGGTCGGTGGGGGCACAGTCGGCGCCGAGGGTCGTCACCTGATCCGAGTCCTGCGCGAACGTCTGCAACAGTCCTTGCGTCTCGTCGATCAAGTCGGCGGCGGTGACGTCAGGCATCGTTCGTCACCTTCCTCGGTTTCTTGTCACTCAACGTCTTCTCGAAGTTGTCGAGGTCGGTCTTCAAAATGCCGGGCGGCTGCAGCCCGGACTCACGCATCTGCCGGTAACGGTCAAGAGTGCGGTTCTTGGCCTTCTCCAACGGCTGGTTCGACCCTTGCAGGGCGTAGCGGTCAATCTGGAAATTGGCCGCACGGGCGCAGGCGCCCCAACTGTCGTGGTCGTTAGTCGGGCAGCCGGAGCGGCACCCCACTACGCCTGCTTGTTGCTGACCTGGCGGATGCCGAGGTACGAAGCAACAGACAGAACAGCGGCGACGACGTCGGAGGTCCTGCCCGTGAAACCGCCCGCAGCCGCGAAAGCGGAGAGGACGGCGACAGGCCCGACGAGCGCCTTCCGGCACTTCGACACCTCCGCCTGAACGGCGGGGACGATCTTCGATAGGTTGATGCTCACGCTGCCGCCTTCACCAGGCCGGCGTCGACCAGCTCGTCACGGACGGCTTCTTTGACGATCGTGTAAACACCGAACTGGTGCTTCTCCGGGTCGACCAAGAACTTCGCGACAGCGGTGATGGCGAGCCTTTCAAGGTCTGCCTCGAACTCTGCCTTCGACGCGTAGAACGCCATTACTTCCTCCAGGGGGTCTGTCGTGAGCGGGACGCCGCAAAGGACGTCAAGAATTGGGGCGAGAGCTGCGTAGTTGTTGCAGTCGTCGCGACTGATCGACAGGTGGACGTGACTGAGGTGGCCGGAGTCCCAGCCGCCGCTGTCTGTCGGGTCGTCAGTCTTGGTGTTGTTGTAGTAGGCGTGAACGACGTGCCCGTCAGTGGTGCCGGCGAACTCCGCCACACCGTCGAGCCGGTGGTCGTTCGGGTTTTTCGCCGCAGCCAACAGTCGCCCTGTCACCAACTCCATATCGGCGGTGTCGAAATGGAGATCCCATGCGGACGCATAGTCCGGGTAGCGCCGTGCGCCCGCCTGGTCGCGGGCCGTGGCGAGGGAGTAGGCACCCCAGTTGAAGTGCTCATCACGGGCGGAGACGTGGTACCCCTCCGGGGGGCTCATGTGCGCGGCGTCGCCTACGATGCCGGCCATCACATACGACCTCGGCCTATCCGGTCTCGCTGCAAAGTCAGCCGCCAACTTCACTATCGCTGGTGGTGCCTCAGTCACTATTCCTCCGTCACTGTGCCGATGCCGGCAGCAATCAGTTCGGCAGCGGTCGCATCGTCCACCTCTGCCGGCTCGGTGAAGATCACCTGCGCGGTCGCGAGATCCCCGTCGTACGGGTTCTCCTGCGCGTGCCACGCGCCACCCTGGTCTTTCCACACTGTCGAGTTGACGAGGAAAGACACCCGCAGCGAACCTTCAAGGAAGTTCACCTGCCGACGTTGGGGCGGCGTGAAAAGTTGGGTCGGCGTAGACGACCAACTGCCCGGGAAGGTCGCGAACCCGGGGTACAGGTCTATCTCGGGGAAGGTCGTAAACGTCGCCACGGCGAAATGTCCTTCTTCTAAGACACGAAAACCCCCAACCCCTACCAGGAGTAAGGGTCAGGGGTTTTCGTCGCTCTGTGTCAGACCGTTAGAGCGGGAAACGGCACTGTAGAAGCAGCCGTTCCCCGCCGCTAACAGAACCGACTAGGAGAGGCCACCCAGCGAGGACGCCGAGTACACCTTCCGCAACGCCTCCGGGCGGTACAGCGACCAACCAGCCAGGCCGTACCAACCGATCGGGTTGAGACGACGCAGCTTGTCAACCTGCGGACCGATGACGATGTGCGGGTCAACCGCGACACCCTCGGCGATAGCCTGCTTACCGAAGAAGTAACTCCGGTAAACCTTGCCCGAACCGAAACCGTCAGTCGCCGTGGTCACACGGTTCGACCGGAGGAACCGGGCACCCTGGAAGGTGCCCACCTCGCCGTTGTAGATCGCCGCGGTGTCACCACCATAGGTGTGCGGGGCAGTCCACGCAGTAGCAGAGTTCTCCGCCATCAGGTCGAACAGGACGTCCGGGTGGCAGATCGCCAGGTAGTTCGAGCCGTCCTGCTCCATCACCTTCGCGCCACGCAGCTTCGACACAACCGAACCGGCAAGAGTCCGGTTCATCGTGTCCGTCGACTTCACGTTCGCCGGCACGGCGCCAGTCGACGTCAGCACGCCGTTCTGCAGTGCCTGAACGTTGGTCGACGTGTCAGCGACAGCCTGAATCAGGCTGTCCCACGTGTCGATCATGTTGCGACCGACGATGACGGCCAGTTCCTGCTCCGGCTGCGTGAACGCAGTCTCGGACAGGCGCAGGGTCCACTGGGTCGCGTTACCGTACTCGTTCAGAGTGACGTTCACGCGAGTCGGCGCCTGCGGCGCCACCGAATCCGGGTCAACGGTTTCGGTCAGCGGCGTAGTAGCCAGCGCAGACAGATCCTTGTGGATCGTGAACGTGACGACATCGCCAGGCATAGCCTGCTTCTTCGCCTTCGTGTCCACCGTCTGCGCCCAGATCGGGTTGTCGCGAAGCGCGAAATCGGCCTCACGGTTGTAGGCGGTCTCAGTCAGGAGATCCCAGGAAGCACCAGACGCGCCAGCAGCAAACAAGTTTGCCATTGTTGCAAAACCCCCCTCTCAGGGGTTGTCGGGAAAGGAGAGGGAGGCGTCGAAAATCAGGACGGAGCGTTCACGCCAGCCATCTTGTAGGCCGCGGCCAGCTCTTCCCGGGTTGTCGCATTCGCGATCGCGGCAGCCGCCTCAGCGGCGGTACCGATCACGTTCGGCGGGGCAGAACTAGAGGCCCGCGAAATCTGCGCGGCTGCCTGCTGAGTCTGCTGGTCAACACTGGAAGAGGTGTCCACGCCGAGAAGTTCGGCGTTCTCCGTCACCCAAGACTCGATAGCCTCCGGCGACGAATCCTCACCCGTGAAAAACTTCGCGTACTTCGAGTTGATGCCCTTGCCGGCCAGGATCTCGGCAACCGTCGCTGCCTTCTTCTCCGACCGGAAGGTCGAAAGCTCCGTCTCGCGCTCAGAGAGCAGACGGTCCTTCTCCTTCAACTGCTTACGCAGGTTCTTCACGAGATCCGACGAGTCATCAAGGTCGTCGTCGGTGTCGTCGATGTTGCTCATACTGCACTCCCTATTTCTTCTGGAATCGCCAGCCGACAACCACAGAAGGGGCACCGTGGTTGTGCTCTGACTACCGGGCTTAGGACGCTCACGCAGGGCCGGTCGATCCGCGTAAGGGTGGGTGGCGGGGACTCGAACCCCGCTGTATGCCATTCACCCGTGCCAGTTACGGCATGTTCATCTGAGCGCAAGCACCAGCCTGCGCACGCACCGTGTTGCCTGTGTTCGCTGTCGCCATGTTGACGTCAGCACGGATCGTCAACCCGCTAGACAAGTCGACAGCCTGGACGTTGCCGATCACCTTCTGCCCCTGCGTGCCGCCAGCGACAGTCGGCAACGTCAGTAGCCCGGTGACATTCACCGAACCGCCAACGCCGGTCGCCACGACAGTGACGTACACCAGCAGTGACCAGAAGACGCCTGTCGCCAGGGAGGTCTGGCTGGGCATGATCGACGAGTTCGCGGCAGAGCCGTTCACCTTCGTCAGGAACGTGAAGTTGCCGCTCGTGGCAATGTTGTCCAGCGTCCCGGTGACGGTGTAGACGAACGTCGACCCGACCGCCAGCTTCGCTGCCGGGATTGTGGTCGCCGCCCACAACTGCTGGGCGCCAGTGACGTTAGTGACCGTGACTGTCGACGTCAGCTTGCCACCGTCGAACGGACGCTGCCCGAACGCCTGCCCGTCCGTGTCGGCGGTCCCATTCGCGACGTTGGTGAGCTTGTGGCTATTCACCGACACGTCGGCGGCTGGGTGCGGAATCGCATCCAACGTTGTCGTCGCGGCAAGATACCGAGTGTCCAACACCGACAGTGGGAGGTCGTCGGCAGTGATCGTCCAGATGGACGAGCCGTCAGACTCCAACTGGTAGCCCTGGTTCAGCAACGTCGGTGAGAACGACGTTGCGCCAGTAGTGAGGTTGAAGTGGTCAGACCCACTGTGTTGGACCGTCGGGGCGACCGCACCGGCAACCCACTTCACCACAACCCGGCCCTTACCGGACGAGGCGGCGGGGATAGTTACCGTGAACGTCCCACCAGTCGTGTCGCACGCGACAAGATCACCAAGGACCGCCGTGTAGTTCGCCGTCTTCAACTGCCGTGTCAACGAGTACGTCGTCGACACGTAGCCGGACGGCGCGCGAAGGACGCCCGACAGGCCCCCGTCCCCGGGGTTAATCTTCCCGATGTGCAGGCTGGTCGCGTTAGGCGTATCGACGCCGACCGTCAGCGTGATCCCGTCAGCGACATACACCGACCAGTTCGCGTGCCGGTTGTCGGGGTTGTTGCCTATCGTCGTCTTGTCGCCCGGGCCGTTGATGACGGAGATCGTCGAGTCTTTCGTGATCCCGTAACCCTCGGTGCCGGAATCGAAGTACACCTCTGCCGAGTCCAGTGGGGCGCGGTACGACGCCGCGCCGAAGTCGACACAGTTCATCATCGACACCCAGCCCTTGCCGGACGAGTGATTCAAGGCGTCGACATAGATCCCAATGCCGTTGTTGCGGGTCGCGTGCAGGTTGTCGTAGTGGCAGGCGTTGACGTTGTGAATGTCGAACCCGTCACCGTAGTTCGAGTCGGCAAACAGGCCGTCCGCGTGGCACTCCGAATGGTCGAGGTAGAAACCCCGATACTCGTTCGCGCCCACCCGGTAGTTGTTGAAATCGCTGTTCGCCTGGGACGGCGACAGTGTCAGCCCCAGGTTCGTCAGGATTGTCGCGTCGCTGCCGGCCTGCAGGTACACCTTCGAGATGCCGCCGACCGTTGCTGACGTAATCAGCAACCGGCCAGTGCCGGCACTCAGTGCGGCAGTCGCCGTACTACCCAGGCCGGCGTTCAGCTTCGTCACCACCGATGACGGAGTGTCCCCAGACGCGAGCGCCACGGTCGTGTTGGAGTTGTTGTCGATCTGAACGACAAGGTTGCCAGAGGCCGTCAGGGTAACTGCGGGCGTCTTGCCGACAATCCGTGCCTGCGGGTTGCCGTTGCTACTCGCATACACCCCCTTGTAGGAGGTGGCCCGGTTGGTGGCTGACATGTACCAGCCGGAACCGTCGTTGTTGTTCGCCTTGCAGTCGGTGACGACCGGCTCGCGCACGGCATGAACGCCGCCCGTGCCGAACTCGCCGTTTGCGGTGTTGTAGTACCCCATGCCGTTGCAGTTCTGCACGACAACACGGGAAAGCATCACGCCCGGATGCTGGTCGAGGTGCAGGCCGGCGTGCGTGTTGCAGCCGTCCTGGTTTGCCTTGTTCCCGTCGACCGTCAGATCGGTGAACGTGACGTTGAAAATCTGATCCTGCGACCCGTCGCCAGACAGGCGCCCGGGGTGCCCGAACACATGGCAGTTCTCGCCAGCGGCGAGCTGCACCATCGTGCCGTCACGGGTCGCGCCGCGAAACTCCAAGTAGTCCCACGTCTTCACCGCGCAGTAGTTCAACCCGGTATACGGGTCCGTGATCGTCGGGTCATGGTCAATGACGTAGAGGTTGCGGGAGAAGTAGACGGTCGCGCCGTACCCATTCGCCTTGTCAATCGTCGCCACAGCCGCATCGCGGGCCGCGCGAGCCGCGGCGCCAGTCTGTGCCGTAGTCCATGCGGCGGGGTTCACGCCGACCGGGCCGAAGTCGTCGACGTGGAACCAGCCCGTCGTGGGGTGCCGGCTCGCCGCGCCCCACCGCAACTTCCCGCTCCGCGAGTCATTCGGACTCACCAGCGTCAGCGTTGAGCCATTACCGCTGACCGTCCCCGACACCGGGTTGATGACGGCGAAACCGGCAACGGTCCACACGTTAGCCGAGGCGTCAGTGAACGACGTGTCGGCGTAGGTGTGGTTCGTGAAGGTCGGGTTCGCCACTAGTGACCCGTCAAGGCCGCTGCGGATCTCAACCTTCGTCACGGTCGTGCCTGCTGATGCCACGGAAGTGCCGTTGCCGGCAGCGCCGATAGTGACGGGCGGGTTCAACCCGCCAGAGTAGAGGGAGGTGTTGGCCGTCGACGTGGTTTGGTCTGCGCCAAGCTGGGTCCATTTCGACCCGTCCGCCAACACGACGCTGCCCGCCGCGTCCAAGTTGAAGAACTGGACGCGACCGTCCGACTTTCGCCACGTCACCCGGTAGCCACTCGCCGCAGGCGTCGACACTGAACAGGTCGCAGCGGTCGGGATCGTCGTGCCGTCAGCAGACACCGACAACTGCAGCTTCCCCGCCGCAGTCTCACGGAACATCCACGCAGTCGCACTGGTGTTCTGCTTCATCACCAGCGTCTGGAAGCCAGAGCCAGTCAGTGAACCCAGAGATCCGTACCACCGGATGTCGAGGTCGCCGGCAACGCGCAGTCCAGCCGCGTCGGGCGCCTGGGCGTACGACCCATTGCTTCCCGGGAGAGCCAGGTACCCGGCTGACAGGGCTGCACTGCCACCACCACCAGCCGGGGCGAACGATGCAGTATTGTCGCCATTGGCCGTGTAGACGTAGCCGGCAGTGGCGCCCGCGGCGTCAGGCGCGATCGCAAGCGCCTCGGCTGCGTTCGTCTCTGCCGTCTCGGCAGCCGCCGTCGCATCCGTGATGCCCTGCTCGATGCGGTTCAACTCCGTAGAGGTGATCGGCGTGCCCCCAGTAGGGCCGTCGTGCCACGCCTTCTGTGCGAAAGACACCAGGAAACTCCAACTGCGAATCGTGAATGACAAAGCCCCCCAACCCGAAACGGGTTAGAGGGCTTTAGAGAGGGAAGGGGACAGGGGTTAGTAGTCTGCCCCCGGGTCGCCCGTCTGCAGGTTCGCCCCACCCTGGCCCGAGAACTGCGCCCCCTCTTCCGAGTAGGCAAGGTCGCGACGGCGAGACGCCTCACTGTCGCCCAGCAGCAGTGAGTTCACTTCGTCGCCCTGACTGAATCCGCCGCCGAACCGCTTCGCGATCTGGTTGTCCAAGCCACCGAACGCTTGTATCCGCTGATACGCCTGACGGGCCTGGTCGAGGGAAACGTTCTGGTCAGCAGCCTGCAACGCCTGCCCCTTCGACACGTTGACGCCATAAACGCCGCCCGTGCCGCCGATTTCCACGGCGGCTGCTTGGCGCTGCAGATCCGCCAGCGACTCGTGTGATGGGTCAAGGATCGAGGCGATTGCCTGGCCTTCGCTCAATCCGAAGTTCGACCAGTAGTCCTTCACCTGCTGCGGTGCGTCGATGAACTGTTGCTTCGCGATCTGCGCCCGCGACTGCAGCTCGGCGGCGGACACATCCCCGCCGATCCAGTTGTTGAAGTCAGAGTGCTGATCGTAGAAGCCGGCTGGCAGGCCGTACTGGGTCAGCACCTGCCGGTACTGGTCTTCCAGTGCGATGTACTGGGCCGGCGACAGTGTCCCCAACCCGTTCGCCTTCCTGAGTTCGTTTCCGGCGAAACGAGTCTTGTACTGGTCCGTCTGCTCCAACTTCAACGTCACTTCATCCGCAGAGAAACCCTGCTGGATGTAGGAGATTGCAGTGTCGTAGAGACTCGACAAACCCCAGTCCGCCAGCGTCTGCTTGATGAGATCGTAGGCGGACTGATTCGGGTCGACCGCCACCCCGGGAGTGCTCATCTTCGACGCCGCCTGGCTGACGGTGGCCCGCGGCACTCCGAGGTCGAACCTGCTGCCATCTAGTGGGGCGCTCACCCGTTGTACCCCCAGGTCTGGCCGATTTGCAGTAACTTCGTCGCCGCATCCTGTTTAGCGTTCGAGGTGTATTGCCACCTCGGGTCCTTGCGAACCATGTTCTCGAACTGCCACAGCGGAACGACCTGCGGCGTTGTCTTGCCCGACGTCGAGTCGGGCAGACCCTGCAGTGCCTGCTTGATGAGGGTCGTCGACGGCGAAAGGGTCGACGGGTCGAGTTCTAGCAGCCCTGCCATCGTCGAGACGTACGGCGACGCGATGTCGGCCACCGTCTGTCCACTGTCAAGCTGCTGCGTCAACCCCGGGTACATCGACTTCGCGTTGTTGAGGTAGTCGCGCTTGATCGAGTCCAACGACTTCGATCCGTACACGACGGCTTGCGCCTGTGCCGCAACTGCGGCGTCACTGATGTTGAAGCCGTAGGCCGACGCGATCTGGCGAACCTGCGCCTCGGCAGACGCCATCCCTTGCCCGTACTGCTGGTTGAAGGTCGTCGGGTCGCTGTATCTCAGTGCCACCAACTGGCGGTAGGTCTCGCCGTGCGTCCGATACCACGTCGAATTTTCGACCTTGTTCTGGAACTCATCGAGAGTCCAGTTGTTCGCCTTCGCATCGTTCAGCAGTTGATTCAGCTCGGGGATGTGCGTGAGGATCGACCCCAGGCCGTCGCTAATCTGCGTGAAGTCGACCGGCCCGTTCACCTGTGTCGGCGTCAGGGACGACGTTGAATGGGATGCGCCCTCTGCCGTCTGGCTAGCCCCCGAGATGCCGCCCGTCGATGCGAACTGCTCGGCGTAACTGATGCGGGCTTGCCGCGTGGTCCCAGCGGAGCGTTCGTAGTACTGATCCCACAGTGCAGCCGCCTGGGCGGCAGATGATGCGCCCTGCACCTTCTGCCACGCCGACGACTCCGTGGAATTCATCTCGTGCCACAGGAAGTTGAGCTGGGTGTTCAGGGAGTTCGCGTCGCCACCCGTCTGGCGGGCGAAGTTCTGCAGGTTGGTAAGCCTGCCGCCCTCCCACTGAGCGATGCCTAGCGCATTCTCGTGCGAGTTGTACGAGCCGGGATCGGTACCCGACTCTTCCATCAGATTGCCGACGATGCCGGCGACCACTGCGGGCGAGACGCCCTTACTCAGAAAGAACTGCGCGATCGTGTTGGCGTTGTTAGACAACTACGCCTCCTATGCGCTAGCCACGGGGGTCATGTTCGGGCGAGCCGACGATGACGGAAGGAACATGTTCACCAGCGCATTCAGATATGAGTCCTGCTGGTGCTGCTGGTAGGCAGCGGGGTCTTGCTGCTCCGCGAATGCCGTCGCCTCGGACGACACCTCGGGCGTTGTTGCGGACGCCGCCGTCGACGTCTGGTCCGCAGTCTGTAGCGACTGGAACTGGGAGACAAACTTGTCCAACTGCGCCTTCGATAGGCCCTTGCCCAGCGCTGCTTGCGCCGCCGACTGGGCGGCAGCCCGGAGGGCCACCGGGTCGGCCAGTTGCACCTGCGGGGTTGTCGACCCGCCGCCCGAACCGAAGCCGCCGTCAGCGCCGCCCTGGCCGTTCTGGTTCAGGAAGTCGCCAAACGTCACCGGCAGCGTGCCGCCCTGCGTCACCTGCTCGTACGACGTCAGGGCGTTCGTCAAAGCCGCCTGGGTTTGCGTCGTCCACTGGCCGACGTGAATGTCCTTGAAGGCTGTCTGCCCGTAAAACCCGGCAGCCCACAACGCCTGCTGAATCTGTTCGTAAGACGTCAGGGAGTTCGGGTTCGCCTTCTTCTCTGCCGACTGTGCGGCCCACATCTGCATGATCTGTTTTTCCAGATCCTGCGTCTTTCCGAACTCTGCCTTCGCAGGCAGCGCGCCCTTGTACGGCGTCCTGTCGTTGTCTACGTTGATGAACGGGGTGGCGCCAGGTTCCGACCCGAGGAAGATCGGCTGGTTGTACAACGCGCCGAGGTTCCACAGTGTCGTCGTCTGCTGCGTCTGTGACGGCGTCGTGGAAGGCACCGCCGCCCCCACGTAGGAGGGCGGCGGTGGAACTTTCGTGCTCGGCGGTGTCGTCGTCGGATGTGAACCTGTCGACCCGGAAGGCGTTATGCCAGGCATTAAGCCTCCTAGTTCCCGATCGAGGCGAGGTTGTAGCCGCTAAGAACGCGGAACACCCCGTTGTATAGATTCACCGTCTCCGGCACTGCGGCCACCACCGACGACAGGTAGTCCTGCAGTTGGGTGAACGCGGCGGCGCGTTGCGCCTTCGACTCCGTGTCGGTGCCGCGATGCTCTGCCTCAAACTGGCGGAACCCCGTGTACGCCTGCACCATCCCGGCCACCGCGGCCTTCATATCCGCGCCGCCCGGAACCGCGTTAGCGGCCACCATCGACTGCAGATCGCCAAGCTGCTTGTTCGCCGCGACCGTGTTGGCCGGCGTCGCCTCAACATGCTCAGCGAACGTCGGGTTCTGCGCCTTGAACTGCGCGGACCACGCCGCCCAGTCGGCATTCCTGGCCGTCACCGTCGCGGTGTCACCCGCCGCCTTGGCGGCGGCGACATCGGCGTTGTACTGATCTTCCATCGCGTAGTACACCGACGCGGCGCCCGAGACCCGAATACTGTCCAGCATCTCCTGTGGCGTCTTCTTCTGCCGCAAGCCCTGCTCCAACTGTGCCCGATACGCCTCATACGAGAACGGGTCACCCTGCTTCGCCTGCGGGACGAAGAACGCGGCCACCGACTGGTACTTGCTGATGAAGTCGGTGTGCTTAGCCATCCAGTTGTACGCAGCCTCCGTGGAGGCGACATCCGCACCCTTCGTCGTCGAGGTCGACCCGCCCACCGTGTAGACGAGGTCATCCGGATGTAGCGCAGTCCAGATGGCGTTAGCCCTGCCCAAGTCGCCGTTGGTGTCGTTCAGAATCGTCAGATACTCGTCGCGAAGGTTCTGCACACCACGCTTCGCATACGCGAAGTCCACAGGTGCGTCAGCGCCGTGCGGCGTCGCCAGCGTTGCCGGCGAGATCGTCCCCAGCAGGAACCGGGTGAACAACACTGACCGGGTGTGCAGCTTCAACCTGTCAAGGAACTGCTGCTGGTCAGATGCGGAAGCGCCATCCTTCGGCACCAGCCCAGCCGAATACAGGTAGTACAGCGACCCGACCATCGCGGACGACAGCACCGAGTTCCGACTGTCATCCATCTCTGCATCCTTGAACTGCTTGAACAGTCGCGGAGACAGTGTGTCAAGGATGCCTTGACCTTGCCCCTGTGTGCCGTTCAGCTTCCGGTCGATCTCGTCGAAAATCTCCCGCTGATTCGGGAACAGCGACGCCACCGTCCGGCCCGAGATAGACACGATCGGGTTGGTGTTGTACTGGAATGGGTTGTTGGAGCCAGGGATGATCGAAGAGACGTTGCCAGTGAAGTCCGCCGTGGGGAACTTCGCCAGACCCTGCAGCCCTGGGATGTTGGAGGCGGCATGGAACAGCACCTCTTGCGCCACGCCGGTGGCGGGGAGGTAGAAGTCCCAGTTGCCGTTCTGATCCTTGAACACAAGACCAGAGTTCACTGCGCCTTCCGCGGCGAGCTGCATCCTTCGAGCCTGTGCTGGGTTCCGCCATGCGATGCCGCCCCAACGACGAAGCATCGTCGTCGTGGCCCGCGAGAACGCGAAGAAGCTACGACCGACGACATCCATCTGAGACTTCATGCGCGGGTCGTCAACCATCAACGCGATACGGTTCCAGCCCTGCATCCCGGCGACATTTTGCACCGACCGCTCCGCGGCCTCGTCGGTCAGTCCGCCCTCAATCAGTTTCTGCTTGAAACCTTCGAGAGAGACGCGCGACTTCGCGTACGCCGCCGCATAAAACGGCGACGTCGCGTTGCGCTGGATCTGGCGCTCGACGAGGTAGCGGTATGCCTTGCCCATCGACCCGTTGATCGAGTCGACAATGTCTTTCGCGGTTGCGTTGATCCCCGTGCCGGATTCGACACCCGGAACGGCCTCCCACACTGGCCGTACCAGTGAGTTTGGCCGGTCCATCTCCTTCAGGTTGTCGAGAAGCCAGTCCGCGTTCGGTGACGTCCCGTGCTGACGGATGTAGTCAGCGACCTTCTTCTGGAAGACCGCGTTCCGACCTGTCAGTAGTTGCGAGAAGTCGTCAACCAGGGTCTGCGCCCGCTGCTGTTTCCCGAGAGTTTTCTCGGCGTCAGTCAGCGCGTCGGTCTCTGTTCCGTCAGATAGGCGGAACCGTTGCCCGTAGGAGGTGTGGCGCAGCAGTGACGACTTGTCCATCGCTGCGACGACGTCGTCGATCGTGTGCTCGTCGGGGTGCTCGATGCGGTCCAGAAGTGCGCGGGCAACGCTGGGGTCTGCATTGACACGCATAGCCAGGTTGTGTGCGTAGGCATTAGCCGAAGCGATGCCGCGCAGTTCGTCGGTGACGACGAACCCCTTCTTCTTCTGTAGTGCCGCGTCGAAACCCTTCGACGTGTCGAGGGTGATCTGCTTGGACCCCAGGCCGAGCCGGGCGTGTTCAGTTGCCTCGCCGTGTCCGCCCGGGTCAACCTCTTGCGCCCAGTGGTGCATCGCCTGCTCGTGCAATGGCTGATAGAACAGGTCGTCAGCCTGGCCGGCCAGTGCGTCCTTCTCTGCCTGCGTCAGTCCGCGGGAGAGGACGTGGGTGTAGAACCTGCCGACACTGCGAAGGACTGGTGCGTTAGCGATCAGGTTGCCGGCCTTCGTGCGGTCGATCTCGCCAACCAGCTTGTCGCCTTCGCGGAGGTACGCCTTCGCCCGCAGGGCATCAATGAACATCCCGTCAGCGCCGCCAGCCAGCCACGTTTCCGTGATGGCGCGGTTTGCAGTGACGGGCGACATCAAGACGCCCAGCCGCCAAGTGCTCAGAAGACGGTTTGTCCAGTCCGCATTTAGAGCCCTGCCGAGAGTGTTCTCGAAGAGGCCGACCTTCGCCGCGGCCTTATGCACCTGGCCGAAGTTGGGGAGCGTGAAGTCCTTCTGCACCTGTCCGCCGTACAGGGCAGACGGGCGACCGTTCGCGTCAAGCCACTCATCACCAGTGGTTGAGTATGCCTCGCGTTCGGCCTGCCGCTCCGCGTACCAGTCCATCCCGGCTTGCGTACGGGACATCCCTGACGCGTGGAAGATTTGATCTTCCAGCCCCTCGACGATCGCTCGACGGGTTTCGGATGAACCGAGAGTCCACCGCATCGCCATCAGGTTAGCGTCGCCAGACGACAGGTAGGTGCGTGCCGCCCGGCGAATGTCTTCCGCCGCCGCGGCGTTCTCGATGTTGATAGCGGTCGAGGACGGGAGGAAGTTCGTCATCCGCGTGACGATCATCTTCGCCCGCTGAATGGCGCCCAGCGTGTAGATCGACAGTGCCTTGCCGACCCTTGTTGATGGCTCCTGCGTCAGCCCGTAGCGAAGCTGGTTACCGCGGAGGTAGCCAGCAGTCGCGTCGGTCGCGTCCAGCGGTGCGTTCGCGAGGGTGTTCGCCTGGTGGTCTTCAAGTGCGCGTCGCGCTGAGGCTAGTGCCGAGCCGCCCTCGTCCGGGGCGGCTGTCAGTGCATCCTTCGCTGCGAGTACGCGGCCACTCAGCATCTCGACGGCGTCATCAACGGCAGGCAGAACCTTCGTGATGATCTTGTCGTTCAGCAGTGACTGCGCGAACGCAGGGTCGGCCTCTGCGCGGGAGAGAAGTTTTTCGGTCGCCGCTGCGGTCTTCTCTGCCGACCTGGCCGCAGACCACCCCATCAGGGTGCCCTTCAATCGCGTGTAGGCCCACGACGACATCGCCCCGGGCATCACCGCGAACTCGACAGGGGCATGACCAGCCGCCAGGCGGATCAGCGCCGACTTCGACGCGACATAGGAGACGGCCTTCTCGTAGGTGTCGATCGGGTCGCCAGCGCCCGTCACAAACGGGAGCGCCTTGCGGTCGCCGGCCATGACCTCGTTCGATGTCTTCAAGCGAAGAATCTGGTCTTCGCCCATGAAGTCGGACAGCAGTCCGCCGAGCTTGTTCTGTGTGGCCTTCGCCTGAACCTGGGCGAGCTTGCCGAGGTCGCCCGCATCCTTTGCGGCGCGGGCCTCGTTGGCGAGATCCACGACGTCATGCAGCATGTAGGCAGACCGCCGCGCCGACATTGTCGTCGGGTTAGTCAAAATTCGGGTGATGCCTTCGGCGTCATCCCAGCCCTTGATCGCAGCGCCGGCCCGCTGAAAGCGGGAGAACGCGGACAGGCCGGCAACGGTCGGGTCGAGAAACATTGACGCGACAAGGTCAGTACCGACCGAAACGCCCGAGTAGATGGCGGGGTGCTTCACAGGGTCGATGCCCAGGCCGGTGGCGAAGTCGTCACCGATCGACGCCTTGTCGGCGCTGACGCGCTGGACGAGTTCGGAGAACTCTTTCGAGTTCGCCATCGCGGTGCGCTGCGCCACCTGCTCCGGCGTTAGTCCGCTATTGGCATTGAGGTCGCGGGTGTACTTCGCCGGGTCGGCGGCAAACACCTCAGCTTCAGTGACGGCCTGTTCGCCGTTCATCCCGAACAGCCCGTTCGGGTTGTCGGTGTCCCACTTCGCCGCGGCGGCAGACGTGTCTTTGTGGACGTAGCCGCGGGCCTGGAAAGCCTGCATCGAGAAGAAGCTCGACGGGTCGTACCCGAGTTGCTTCGCCAGGTTCGCGTTCTGCTCGCTGGCGTGAATGCCGGCAATCGGATCAGTGGCGGTTTGGAAGTTCTGTGACGCCTCGGACGAGAGGTACTGATACCCCTCGTTTAGTGCGGTGATGGCGCCGCCAACGCCCGAGCTTCCGCCTGTGATGTTGTTGATGTCGTCGTTCGTCGAGAAGTTGCCCTGCAGTGAGTTTCCAACGAAGTGGGTCACTGGGTTGTGGGTGACGTGATGGAAGAACGAGCCGACACTGTCGAACCAGCCGCCGCCCGACTTCTTCTTCTTCGGCAGCGCCTCGGAGATGACGTTGCCGTTCTTGTCGACCTGAACGTTTCCGTTTTGGTCAAGCACCGGGCGCATCCCCTGCGCCGCCATCTTTGCGGTTAGGTCGGTGAGGGCGTCCTGCTGTGTGTACTCGACGGGGGAGTAGTTCACGCCCATCTGGGTGAGCTGGGTCTTCTGCTCGTCGGACAGCGGGATCTTCGTTCCTGCTGCGGCGGCGGTGCGGACGGCCTGCTCTGCCTTCAAGGCGCCGAGGAACGAGTCGATCGCCTGAGCCTGCTGCGGTGTCGCATTCCCCTGGAACAGTGCCAGCGTCAAACCCGGCTCAGTGACGAGATGGTCGTTGCCTGCGGTCATCCGCGACAACCGCTCGACGGCCTCCTGCTGTCCTGAGATGTCCAGCTTCTGACTGTTCCACAGTGGGGTGGTTGGAACAGTCATCTACGTCAAACCCCTCGTTGCTTAGCCATCACATACAGTTGCGCCAAAGTTCCGGTTGTGTCCGTCGTCGACAACTGCTGCAACAGGTTCGTCAGGTAGCCGGTGGGCTTCGCGCCTGGGGCCGACATCCCTAGCACCTCCGGCCCGCCGCCCGGGCCGATATCGACGCCGTGCGTGATCGGCTCACCCGGGCGCTGCGTCGGACCGCCGAAGTCGCCGCCCGCGTAGGGCGGGCCTGCCGGCACCTGCTGCTGCCCCTGTACTGGCATTGACTGCACTGACGGGTCTTGCGCCATCGCGGCGCCACGCTGCTGTTGCAGTGACGCCTCGCGGTCGCCGTAGTCGCCGCCCGACTGCAGCATCACCTTCTGCGAGGGTCCGCCATCTGTTCGCTTGCTGAGCCTGCCCGGCCCGGAGGCCGGCGCCGGGTTCTGAGGTGTTCTCGGTCCACCGTGACCGTTAGACATCTAGCCCCCTCAGCCGGTAGGTAGACGTTTGCGGACGGAAGCGCTCATTGTCGCCTGGTCCCCGCGGAACCCCGCGACAAGCGACTGGACGTCAGGTAGACCACCCGGTGCTAAGCCTGCTTGGCCTGGCGCGACGTTCGGTGGCAGGCCGGTCGGACCGACGCCTTGCAGGCCGTCCGCACCGCCGCCGCCCGTGGCGGCTTGCGCCTGCTGTGCGGCGGCGGCAGCTTCCTGCTGCTTCTGCTGATACGCCTGGAACGACGCCATCAACGCCTCGTTCACTGGCCTGCCGTTCTCGCGGGCCTTGATGACGTCGTCGGCGGCGGTGAAGAACATCATCGCCTGATCCGTCATGCCCTGCGCCAGCATCTGACCCACCGACTGCAGCGCCGCGAACAGGCCCTGCTTCAGTGCGTCCTCAGTCTCTTGGACGTCGAGGTCGCGTTGCACCTGCTCCGCGTCGATACCCCACGGCAACTGTCGGCGTACGGTGTCACGGTCGATCAACCCGTCACCACGCGCCTGCAGCATCGTCACGAGGGCGTTACCGGGCGTCATCCCAGACGCGAACCCGTAGGTGACATCGCAGGAGTAGTTGCCTGCGATGTCAGTCTTCGGCGTGTAGGTGAGTTCGTACGAGTGGCCGGAGAGTGTGCCCTGGATCTTCTCGATTTTTCCCGGGAACCACACTTCATCCGTCTCGAAACACAGTTCGGTGATCTCGACCAGCAGTCGAGCCATCACTTCCTGTGAACCCTTAATTTGGGTGTCGAACCCACCCATCAACGCCTGAACACCCTTGCCGGTGATGACACTGGCGTCTTGGACGCCGAGGCGGGCATCCGGGTAGCGGGCGCCAATCTTCATCTCGTCGTCAAGTTCGGCGCCGAGGGCGAACGCGGCCTGCGGAACCTCTAGTCGGACACGCCCGATCTTCTCCGGGTTGTCCGACTGGATCACGGCATCCGGGCCGAGACTGAGCGTCGTGACGTCAGACGGCACCGCCAGCGGCGCCTGGACGGCCTTGTGGCCGGCCTCCAACGTCAACTGCGCCATCACGGCGCGCGCCATCTGAATGAACAGGACGTCGTCGAACTGACCCCGCGGCTCCATGTGCAGGCCGGGGCGAAGCGCTATCGCGATCGGCGGGCGAGACATATTGTGCTCGTACGACGCCAAGATCAGGTCGTTGCGTTCAGGGAGGTATACGACGACGTGCGTGCTGTCGACGTACTGGACGCATTCGACTTCGGTGTCGCTGCCGTTGCCGAAAGCGGTCGGGTTGATGATCTGCTGCGCGTACTCAGGCCACTGTGCGGCGAGGTTCGCCGCCGTCTCTTTCCATACATGCGCGAACACGCGGACGTTCATCAAACGATCCAGCCGGTAGTAGCAGCCGACTGGATCAAGAAGGTGAATCTGGGGGCGCTTGGTGTCGAAGTTTGGCTCGATCCACGCCGGCAGGAACCCGTACGTCAAATACTGGTCTGCGCCGTACAGCATCTGCACCGGCAGCTTTGACATCCGCCAGTAGTGCTCACCGATACGGTTCTTCCGTTCGGCCCGGCGCTTATCCGCTTCAGACCGCATCGCACCGCTAGAGCACGACAGTGTCGGCAGTGGTGCCACAACCTCTGCGAGGTCGCGGGCGACTGCGTCGATGAAGTTAGCGGTGATCGCCTTCGGGTATTCGGTGCTGAACAGGTCGGGCCACACTGACTGCATCTCGCCGTCGCGGACCCGCCGAACGTCACGCATCCGCTGGTCGCGGGCAACCGACTTCGGGTCTTTGCGGAGTGCAAGGACTTCCTGGCCCATCGCAGGATTTACGACAGCCACAAGTACCTAGCCTTCCTCTGCCTCACGGGCGCGAAATTCTGAAAGATTCACAACAGTCCGGCCCCGCAGCCGGCCTTTAGCCGCCCACGGGTTAGGGATGTGCGTCAACGACTGCCGGCCACGCTTGATGACCCGGTTCACACCGATCTCGGTGAACCACAACGCCATCACAAGGTCGGTTTTGTGGTTCTGTTTCAACCCAGACGGCTGCCACGTCACAAGCTGGTTCACCAACTCCGCGGCCCAGGCGTTCTGCCGGGGAGATGGAAGCTCAATCAGCGCGTGGTCGGGTGTCTTCTTCCAGATCCCGCCACCGCCGTTGTCGGGTGGCTGCCCGCAGGTGAGGAACAGTTGCGCCATCGACGCCACGCCGAAGTCGGCGTCGTACTTGTTCTGGTGGGTGTAGTGCTCAGTGAGCTTGCAGCCGCGGGCGCGAAGGAAGTTGCGGAGGTCGTCGTCTTGAGTGAGGAAGCGTTGGAACGCGTTCCGCTCGATCACCCACTCGTGAACGCCGTACAGCTCGGTGAACCGCTTCACCGTGTCCCGCATCAACGCCGGGCTGGTGTCTTTTCGATTGAACCCGTCCAACACGAACCGCTTCTCAGTGGTTTTGTCGACAGCGGTGATGATCATCGCGGTGCAGCCGGTTGTTGCCGGGTCTAGCCCGCCGACGACATACAGTCCGTCCATCCCGTCAGCCCGCATCCCCATGCCCTCTTTCGAGAGCGGCCCGGGGAACCGGGCGCCGTTGATAGATGCCTCAACAGCCCTCGCGTTGAAGGTGGCGTCATCACTGACGTCTTGCTGTTGGTAGACGAGTGCCCAGCGGTCTTCGCGGCGGCGAACCTTCCGAAGGCGAACGCCGGGGAACCGTTCGGGCCACAACGTCACCCAGGTCTCGGGTGTGCCGTCACCTTCGTCGAGGACTGCCGGCATCGAGAAGTAGGTGTACACCTGCTGGTCGTCGTGGTCGGTTTGCTCACGCAGCTCCGAATACAAATCCACCGGGGCGATGCGCGTGCCGAGGATCGCCAGCAGGCCGGCGCCGTCGAGGCGGGACTCGACTTCTTGCTCCAACCAGTGCTGCTGCTTCTCGTACTCGTTGACGTTCGCGAGGGTGACGCCGTCATCGACCAGGATGACGTCGGACCGGGCGCCGTAGATGCGTCCACCGATGCCGAGCGCGGCGACGGTGGCATCCTTCTCGCCGTCACCCTTCCCCTGGACGTAGATCTCCGTCTGAGTCCACGACTGGTCAGGGTCTTTCCAGCCCCCGTCTGGGGCGTACCGAGCGTGAAGCTCGCGATGAACTGGCGAAGTCAGCCTGAACTTGATAGCTCCAAGAATCTGCTTCGCCAAGCCTTGGTCTTTGCAGACGATGATGATGCGAATGTTCGGGTTCTTGTGGATCAACCACGTCGTGTAGTTGATGGAGAACGTCGTCGTCTTCGCATGGCCCGGTGGAAGGTTGATGATGACGCGCCCTGCGGGGGCGCCGTCGCACTGCGACTCCCATGAGCCGCCCTTCGCGTACCGGAAGGCGGGGAGAAGGTCTCGCGGTTCGCGGCCTTCGATCGCATCCCACATCCGAAGCTGGTGAAGATGCAGCGGCTGTCCGAGTTCTTCGCAGAACGTCGGGAAGTCCGGCACCGGGATGCGGGTGTCCGGGTCGGAGTTGTCGGCGCGGATCGTCCGTATCCGGGCAACCTCGTCTTTGAACGACTGGTCGTTCTTCATCCAGTCGCGAAACGTCTCCGTCGACCGGCCAACCGCTGCCATCGCCTGCTCGCGAGTCAGCCCAGCGGCGATCCCGTCAAGAACCTTCGGCTTAGCCTCGTCAAGCGGGATCTGCTTCACGCCGGAACGGCGGGGTGCGGTGGCGCGGCGGCGTGCAGGCGCCGTCACTGCCCTTCACCTGTAGAGCGGAAACCGAAGTCAGGCGGGGTGTCGTCCTCTTCATCCCACAACACCTGCAGTTGCGGTGCCGGGGTGTAGTCGCCAGACCCTGCGGAGACGAAGCCCGAGATGTCGTCGGAGTCGTCGGAGTGTTGCTGCTTCCCAAGAACTATGACGACTGTGAGTCGTTTGGACTGCCATTGCAGTGACGCCACGACAGTCCTCCTGTTGTTGAGTGGCCGGTGCCGATCGAAGCGCCCAGCGCCGGCTCACACCAGGCACCGCCGCACACCGTGAAGCAGCCCGATCGTCGCCACACCCCGTGTGACTGGCCGACCCGGTAGGGGGCGGCTACTGCTCACCACAAGTGCATATGAAGTTGATAGACCGCCACGGGGCGCTAGAGCGCGCCAACCAACTCCGACCCAGCCACGGGTCGTTCGCCGTCGTCACCTGCGGTCACTAGGAAGCCACTCCCAGCTTGGTGCGTTGTGTCGCGGATACTGAAGTCCCCGGACCCCTCACCCGCACCCTGGTCGCTCCGGTGTCACCACGGCTACGTGGTTCCACGTCGACCCCAGCAAACAAGCATCCGGGCCAGATGCCTAGCGGGCCTCGTCATGCCCGCTCAACCCTTGTCCACGGTCGCGGTAGCTATCCGCTGGGAGTGGGTTGGGTCTAGCGCCCTGCCGCCTCGTAACATCGGCAGGGAAACCTATTCAGTTCTGCTCTCCGCGACTTCGCCGGAGGTGGGGTGGAACTCTTCGTCGACGTGTGCGTCGAATGGCGGTCGGCGCTCGCCAGGGCCAGCTCGTGAGTCGGATAAACGAGCATTCCGTGAACCTGGCAGTAGACGCAGAACGGCTTAGCTAGCGGCATCGACAACCGCCTGATGCCACGCCACGAGCAGGCCCGTGGTGTCGCTCGACTCTCTGCAGAGTCGCTGAACGATCGGGGCGAACTCCGGGGCAAACCGGGTTCGCCCAAACAACTTCGCGCCCGTGTTGAAGGACATTTCCACCGGCAGGCGGTCCAGTCCGGTCAGCCGGCAAAACAGTGCCGGGTCACACCACACCGCCGCCACAGGCACCCGAACCCCAGCAGTGGTGTAATGCCGGAGCTGCGACAACCTAGTGACACAACAAACATTCACGCCGTCAGCGTGAACCCTGACAACCACCCAACCATGCAGCCCTTCGAGTGGTGCAACCCTGCCGCTCGACGCGGCGCGGGCCACCGGGCCTGCAGAGGTGGAAGTCATAGCAACACAATAGAGTGTTGCCTCATATTTGTCTAGGCCGTAACACAGGATGTTGCAACAAATTTTTCGCGAAAACCGACCACTGTAGCCCGGCGATTATGGAGAGCCGGGCTGTAAACAGATAACTACATCCACCGACCTGAGAGAGGTGGAGAGAACCTACCGCCAGCCCTGATGGGGCTGGCTAGGTTAGTAACTGCTGTTGTAAGAGCTGTTGTAGCTCCGTTCGTTCGAGGCCCTGTAGGGCCTCTCACTCACTACGCTGTTGTAAAAGACCTTCTACTAGATACGTAACACGGGTCGTCGGGTGTTATGTCCATATTCCTCCCAACATTCTCGGGCGTGTCGCAGAATAGGTCTAGACCAATAACGGCACCCCGAAAGGGTGCCACCAGGTTACAAAACAGGTGCGAAGACGTCGCCACGGCGACCACATACGACAACACCTTCCGCCACTAGGCGGACCCCCGCCCGCCACAGCGGGCACCCCTACACCCCACCCACACCCCTCCCACACCGCCACCAGGCGACACCACCCCGCCAAGCCACAGCAACCCGCCCCACACAGACACCACCCCCACCAGAAAATCTTGGCGAGGGAGTACGTCTATTCCGAGCGCCGCCGTTAACAACGGCGGGTCAAGTGCTGGGCCGAGGGCACCCGAGGCCAATGTTTACCGGGTGCGCGTGCCGTCAGAGCTGCACAGGGATGCAGTGCAACACAACTCCCCACCCCGACTGGCGTGTCTACTGGTGGTCTGGTGGTTGTTGCCGGCGTATCGGATCGGATGGCTCCGAGTCGGGGTGAGACTAGACAGATCTGTCTAGTTCCTGGCTACACTATGTACCAACCATTGTAGCAATGTCTTGCTGTTGGGTGGGCAAGGCGTGGTGGCGGGGTGGTGAGGCTGGCGCCTCTGCTGGTCGACGGCTGGTCGCTTGTGTGGCGCGCGGGTTGTGTCTGCTCCGGCCTGGTTGGGCCGGCGCGGGTGTTGCTTGTTGTGTTGCCTGAAACTTTCTTCGCTGGGAGTGTTGACAATGTGTTGCTGCTCGTGCGAGTGTTGCTTTATCAGTTGGGCAACACTCTAGGAAGGGCGACGAGAGAATGACTGTTTCACTGGACAAGACGGTGGACACGGGGACGGCTGTTTCTGCGACTTATGCGGAGTGGCTGGCTGTTGTGAAGCATGTGCAGACGGTGGTGAGTAAGCGCCCGTCTGTGTCGGTGTTGGCGTATGCGCTGGTTGAGGTGTCGGCGGGTGCGGTGATTGTCACGGCGACTGATTTGGAGGTGTGGTCGCGTCGGGCGCTGGGGTATCTCGGCTGCGCTGGCGAGGGTTCGATGCTGCTGCCGGTGTGGGTGTTGGGGGATGCCTTGAAAGGCGTCCGGGGTGCTGTTACTCCGGCTAAGGCGCGCGGTGAGGTTGTGACGGTGTGCCGGGACGCTTCGGGGGTGCTGTCGGTGTCGGGTTTTGGCCGGGTGTTGACGGTGGACGAGTACAACGGCGTGCCGGAGGTTGACGACTTCCCGTCTTTCCCGTCTGTCGACGGTGAGTCGTTCACGGTGGACGCTGACGGGTTCCTGTCGGCTGCCAGTTTCGCTGGTGTGGCGGCTAGTGATGACTGGACGCTGCCGACGTTGACGGGCGTGAAGATCGACGGCTGGTCGGGCGGGTTGACGTTCGCTGCGACGGATCGCTACCGGCTGGCCGTGACTGAGTTGCCGTGTGACGGCCCGGAGGGGCTGTCGGTGATTTTGCCGGCGAGATCCCTGAAAGCGCTGGACGTGCTGTCTGGCGTCGTACGGGTGTTCCGTAACGGTGACAGCCTCGCCTTCACCGACTCGACTGGTGTCGTCGTGGTGCGACTGCTGGACGCAACCTTTCCCCAGTACCGGAGTTTGATTCCGGAGGATCTGGAAGCACGGATTGTCGATCGCGCTGGTCTGCTGGGGGATGTGCAGGCGGCGTCTGCCGTGCTGGACAAGCGGGAGCCGGTGCGGATGGTGTTTGGGCCGGATGTGCTGACAGTGTCGGGCAGCTCGCCCCGGTCGGCGGTTGGGTGCGAGGACGAGTACGTCACCGGGTTCAACCCGCGGTTTGTCGCTGACGGGTTGAAGCGGTTCACCAGTTCGACGGTGACGGTGGCTGGCCGACCTAACCGCCCGCATGTGTTTACGGGTGAGTACGCGGGTGGCCGCGGCTGCTACCTCATCATGCCTGTCCGGATTCCGTCGTGACCGCCCGGAAGGGCTCGCTGCGCTCGCTTCTGGCTGGCCTCTTCTCGGGTGTTCGCGGTTGTGACCGCGAGACCCGCGAGTTGTTCGCCGCTTACCGGCGTGCCGAGGGGGGTTTGCCGGAGGGGTTCGGGGTTGACGGCACGTATGAGCGGGAGGTGGTCGAGAAGGCGTCGTGTGTGCATCTCAACTAGTGCGGTCTGTGTTTTCTGCTCCGCCAGGGGCGGCAGAGGGGTGTTTCTGGCGGGGTGGGATGCGTCGACCGACGCGGCATCCGCAAGGGACGGGCGGCAGCCCGTCTGGGCGGTCTAGGAAGGGCGAAGACGATGGACAACACGGAAGATGTGATCGACAGCCGTGAGGTGATCGAGCGGCTGTCGGAGCTGGAATCGTGGGATGACTGCACGGTGTGCGGGGAGAAGTGCATTATCGGCACTGGTACTCCGTGGGTTCACGCACACTCGGGTGACGTCTACTGCGGGACTGGTGACGGCGCGACGGCAAGCCCCACGATCTTGGACGACGACGAGTCGGCGGAACTGACGGCGCTTCGGGCGCTCGCTGCTGAGGGTGAGTCGCTGTCGGACTGGGAATACGGCGAGGCGCTGATCCGCGACTCGTACTTCACCGAGTACGCGCAACAACTGGCCGAAGACATCGGCGCGATCAACTCGGACAACACCTGGCCGGCGTACTGCATCGACTGGGAATGGGCCGCGCGCGATCTGCGGATGGACTACACGCCGGTCGACTTCGACGGTGTGACGTACTGGGGGCGGTCGTGATGAGCCGCCACATCTATCGGGGCCGGCATCGGAAGGCCCGCCCGTCTTTGTCTGTTCGGTTTTGGTCGGCGGTGCTGCTGTCGGTAGTGCCCGTGGTGTTGTCGGTGTCGGCGTGTACGCCGAGGCATGACGGCCACACCGTGCCGTCTCCCGGCATGGCGACGATGTTGGATCACAACATCCCGTCTACTGCGCCGGGCGCTTGCCACGCTGACTGCGGGGTGGAGTGATGATCGTCAACCTGCGCGAGATTGCAGAGTTTGCGGATCAGGCGATCGGTAACGCCGCGAACCGCGAGGGGGATTCGTACCACCAGGGCGTGCGAGATTTGGCCGCAGCGCTGGCCGGATTGTCGCCGCGTGCAGACGTTCTCGGTATCGGCACGCTTGCGGATGCACTAGAGGGCTACGGCTTGGAGGTGTCGCCATGAACCCCGCCCGTGTCTCAACTGACGGTTGTTCGGAGTTGTCGTGCCCGCATCATGGGCCGACGAACCTGGCGAAGTTGGCGGAGCTGCATCGTAGCTGCGTACTGGGCACGCCGAACTGTAACGACTGGCGGTTTGCCGGCGAGCCGGCGACGGCTCGGAGTCATTCGCATTACATGCCCCTGTGGGGTGAGTACGCATGACCACGACTGATTGGGGGTTGGTGAACTTCGGCCTAGCCTGTGACACCGCCGAACTGTCGGCGCTGGATGCCGTGTCTGCCGGCCCTGCGGGGCGTGAGGCTGATGTTCTTCGGGTGGTGGCGTCGCGGCTTCTAGCGAAGGCGTCGGCTGTTGACGAGTTCACCCCGGTTGGTGTGTCGTGACAGCCCAAACCCGCCTGTGGGCGGACACGTTCAGGGTGGATTCATCTGCCCCTGCGGGCGCGACAGAAGAAGTGCCCTACAGGTCCACCGAGCCGCTGTTCGGTTTTGACGACACCGACACCGAGCAGGTGAACATCCTGCGCGCCGCCTTCTACGTCGCCGGCATCTCTGCCGGCTTCTACCTCCTTGTCGTCGGCTTAATCATCATTCTCTAGAAGGGCGCTAACTGATGCCTGCAACGATCGAAACTGAAACTGTCGAAGAGCTTCCGGCTGTCGGGTCGGTGAATCTCTTGACCGATGTCATCACGAAGGACCGGGTTCTCCCTGCCGGCTATGACGGGTGGGCGATCCGCACTGTCCGGCCCGACTTCCGGTCGTCCCGCGGGTATCGCTACCCGTATCCGGGGGAGGTAGCGCGGGCCGCTGGCCCGTTCAATGCGAACGGTAACGAATGCCCGAATCATGAGGGCGACGGGATCTGCGCCGCGGGCACTTGGGCGGGGATGGCGTCGGGCGGCGTTCCGGCAAACGTCCTGCTACTGGTCGCATACAAGGATAAGGACGTTCTCGGGGGCAGTATCCGGGAGAAGCTGCGGCTTCGGAAGTTCCTAGTCGTTGACGTGATCGACGGTTGCCGGCTGCTAATCGAATCGGGAGCCTACGCGAACCTCCGCTACGCGGACCTCCGCTACGCGGACCTCCGCTACGCGAACCTCCGCTACGCGGACCTCCGCTACGCGAACCTCGCCTCCGCGAACCTCCGCTACGCGAACCTCCGCTACGCGGACCTCCGCTCCGCGAACCTCGCCTCCGCGAACCTCCGCTCCGCGAACCTCCGCTACGCGGACCTCGCCTCCGCGAACCTCCGCTACGCGAACCTCCGCTACGCGGACCTCCGCTACGCGGACCTCCGCTACGCGGACCTCGGCTACGCGAACCTCGGCTCGCGTGGTGTGTCTGCGTTGTCGGAGTCGTATTGGAACGAGTCTCAATGGGCGGATCGCGGTGACGGGATTGTGGTTCCGCGGTGAGTCAGGAGTTTGTGACCGCCCAAGAACTGCCGGCGTTGCTGTCGGTGTTGGTGGAAGACACCCGACTGGCGGGGCGTGTCGGTGAGTTAATTCAACGTGTCTCCGAGTTGGAGGCGCGACAGCGGGTGATTATTCGGGAGATGTCAGAGAGGGGATGGTTGGAGTGACCGCTGTTACCCCAGAAGACCCGCAACGACGAGAGCTGCCAGCGGAAATCGTTGACGCTGCGGCGTGGGCGATCTCTGACTACGTCGGCGAAGACAGGTTCGGTTACGAGCCGCACGCCCGAATCCCGCTCGCGGCGGCTCTTGCTGTACCCCAGACAGGAAACACCGTGCAGTAGAAGGCACAGAAGACAGCGGCCCCGTGAAGGGCCGGCAGAGGTTAGTCGCCCTTCCCTTCTGTCGGTTCCTCACGGGGCCGCTGTTCTATGCTGGGCGGCGTATCAGGTCGTCCGGGTCGTCCAACTCCGGGTCGCGTGGCCGGAACTTGAACCCCGTCGCCCGGTCGTAGTCGAGGACGACATTCTCCTGCTCCATCCAGCCGACCAGTCGATTGACTGCTGACTGTTGGGCGGCGGTCAACTGCCCGCCCGCTTTCTGTTTGTTGTAGAACCGCATCGCCTGGGTGATGGCGTCGGCATGGTCGACCGCGGCCATCGTCCACGGAAAGAGGTCGGCGCGGCTCATCCGGTCCCCCCTGCCGTCAACACCAACCCCGAGCTGTTTCATCTTCTTCGACACCGCCTGCCGGGTCACCCCGATCATCTCTGCGATGTCGCTGTGGGTTGAACCTTCCTCCACCCACCGTCGCAGCGTTTCCTCCGCAGGCCAGCTCACTGACCATGCCGGGTTCTTCGCTTCCCCACTCACCACTTCACCGCCTCCGACAGTTGCTGCTACTGTTGCTACCGTTGCCGCATCACTAGATGTTGTGCTCCTACTGCTACCCAACAATAAGGGTAGCCACACCGAGTGGCAACACTAAACAACAGTGGAGTTGGGTACGTCTCATTACGAGGTGTGCGAAACCCCGTAAAGTGGGCAAGGGGGGACTTGAACCCCCAAACCCGGCTGCGGAGTGTTGCGTCAAACACCACAGGCAGCAACACTTTCCGATTCAACCGGAGTGTTGCTTGATTCACCTGCACGGTTGCGCTACGGTGGCAACACAACCGCAACACATGAAGGGCGACAGAGATGCCGAGAACAGCACCCGCGACAGTCCGAGACGCGTTGACCGACTACAGGGCAGTGAAACGCGGCCAGTACTCCACCAATACGTGGGAGGCCCACGAAGGGGCGCTGTCGAGGTGGGAAACGTGGCTGTATCTCGACATCCAACCGAATGTCTACCTCACTGACGTTGACGACCGGCATATGGTCCGGTATTTCGACCGGCTCCGGCCCCCGGCGTTCGCGCCGTCCACCTTCAACAACTACCGGCAATACCTCTGTGCGTTCTGGAACTACTGCCGGGAGGAAGGGTGGGTTCACGCCAACCCGATGCGGCACGTTCGCCCGATGACCGTCCCCCGCCGTGTCCGCTTGCAACTCTCCGCGACCGAACTGCAGATGATGCTGGATGGCGCCGACCCGCGGGACAGGGTCGGCCTGGCGCTCGGGATGAACACAGGTCTTCGCGGCGGCGACATCGCCGCGCTGACAGTCAGCTCCCCTGACTTCACTACCAGCCGGCTGACGGCGTGGGTGGAGAAGACGGACGAAGAGATCGTCCTGCCGATGACGTCCGACCTCCGCGACGAACTGTTGTCGTGGCTTGACTACTACGCCACCTACCACGGGTTGACGGTCGCCCAGCTTCCGAACGACTGGACGTTGATGCCACCCGCCCAGGGGGTGTCTTTCAACGTGAACAACCCGGAACTGGGGCGGCGGGTGATCTACAAGCCGCACCAGCGGTTCAAACACCCGGAGGTGATCGTTCACCGGGCGCTGGCCCGGCTCGGCTACCCGACACACAAAGAGGGTTTCCACACGCTGCGGCGTTCCGCCGCCAGGGTCGTCTTCGAGGCGGCGAAAGCTGCCGGTGACCCTGACCCGATCGCCATTCCGCAGACGTTGTTGAATCACAAGTCACGGCGGACGACGGAGCTATATTTAGGCGTGTCGGTGGAGAAGTCACGGCTGGATGACATGCTGCGGGGAAAGAGTTTCCTCGCAGACGCGATAGCCCGCGACCGGGCCGCTATCGAGGGCGACGCTGACGTCGACAGGGTGTTGCGCCGTGCCTGAAGTGATCGAACGGAAGTTGCTGTGCGACCACCCGGATAAGGACGAGCGGGCGGCGAAGCCGTTCACGATCAGCGACGGCAGGCGCACCGTCCGAGTGTTGCTGTGCGATGACCATGCCGCCCCGATCTGTGATGCGATGAAGTGGGGGGTTCGCGAGACGGGCCCGCGGCCGGCCCGGTCGGGTGGCCTATCGCCGGAACGCCTGAGGGGTCTGATCGACCGCAGTTGAACGCCGCCTGGCAGGTTCTTACCGGCTCGCCAGAAACCGTTTGATCTTCGTTAATGATGTGTTAGCTTCATCGCGTTTCACCATCCTTGACAGCAGGATGCACCCCAGGGCAACCCTTTCACGGGGAGGGCGACGTGTACCAACAAGTGGCACCAGAGGTCACTACGGCGACAGTGGCAGAGCTGCTGGAAGACACGCGGGAGGCCCTTGACTCGCTGCCAGTGTCAGAGTTCATCCGCTCCCAAGACAGGCAGATGCTGTTCAAACTCTCCAATGACTACTACATCCTGGTCGGCCCGGAAACCGACTGCCCGTGGATTGAGCTGGGGTGGGTGTTGCCGGCGCTCCCCGGCGCCGACAGTGATTGGGACTTCAAGGTCGAAGACAGGGGTTCCATCCTGCTGACGCACTTCTGGGTTCATCAGCAGTAGGCGGCAGTGAAGACGTAGTTGGCCCACCCTTCGGGGTGGGTTTTTTGTTGCCGAAAAACCCCCGAGAAAGTTCGGGTACGAGGTAGACAACGAGAGTGCTGCCACCTAGAGTGTTGCCTAGATAAAACAGGAGGCAACACTCGGAGGTAGCGGTGCCAGAGGTCGAGATTCCCCGTGATCGTTACGGCAAGCCTCTCATCATTCCGCCCAGCGGCGGCAAACCCGTCCCGTACATGCGGGCCAGCAGCTTCGCTGAGGTGATCGACGACCGGACGCAGCTAGAGAAGTGGAAGCTGCGGATGGCCGTGAAGGGGCTGGCGAAGCAGCGGGAGCTGCTGTTCGAGGCCGCAGTCACACCCCTCACGGACAAGGGCAAGCTGAACTGGATCGCAGAGAAGGCGATCGAGGCCGCGGGGGGTGGCGAGAAAGCCAGCATCGGCACCTCACTCCACACGTTGACCGAACTACTGGACCGTGGCGAACCGCTGCCGGATGTTCCGCAGGAGTGGGCGGCGGATCTCGCCGCCTACGCCGCGACCGTGACACCCCGGTTCCGGCACGCGCACATCGAAGAGTTCATGGTGTGTGACGAGCTGCAGATCGCCGGCACCCCCGACAGGCTGTCGCACGAGGTCGGGTTCGACCCGCTGGTGGTGTGCGATTTGAAGACGGGCGGCAACGCCAACTACCTCGGCAAGCACGCAGCGCAGTTGGCGATCTACGCACACAGCCACTTCTACGACCCGGCCACTGGTTCTAGGACTCCGGTGGATGTCGAGCGGGGCTACGGCTACGTCTTCCACCTCCCCTCCGGGGAGGGCAACTGCCAGGTGTACCGGGTCGATTTGGAGGTCGGCTGGGAGCAGGTGCTTTTGGCTGCTGATGTCCGGGCGTTCCGGAAGCGGAAGAACCTCGCGGTAGCGGCATGAAAATCGGGTCGCTATTCACCGGGGCAGGGATGCTCGACGAAGGCGTCCGGATGGTGCTGGGCGGCGAGGTCGCCTGGCACGTCGAGTTCGACACCGCCGCCTCGAAGGTACTGGCCGAGCACTACCCGACCATCCCGAACTACGGCGACGTAACCAATGTCAGTTGGGCCGACGTCGAACCGATCGACGTTTTGACGGGCGGATTCCCCTGCCAGGACGTCTCGTCTGCCGGGAAGCGTGCCGGCTTGCAGGCCGGGGCGAACAGGTCCGGGTTGTGGGCGTCGATGCTCGACGCCATCGAAGCATTGCGACCACGACTAGTGGTGGCCGAGAACGTGCGGGGGTTGCTGAGTGCAAAAACAGACACCAGCCGGGAGGTTGAGAGCCGTGGCCCGAAGGGCGGGCGGAAAGTGGGTGTCACCGACCGAGCCTTGGGTCGAGTTCTCGCAGACATGGCCGACGTCGGGTATGACGCGGCGTGGTGTGGCTTACGAGCTGCCGATATCGGCGCACCCCACCAGCGATTTCGTGTCTTCATCGTCGCCTGGCCTGCTCAAGACGCCCACTGCGCAACTCGCAGTGAATGGCGGGAGCCAGCATCCGGAGAAGCGTCGGGCGGGTGGGCATGGCCCGACGCTGGCGGACGAGGTGGAGCATCTACTACCGACACCTGTGACGGCACCGCACACAGGGAATGGTCACGCCCGGAACCTCTCGCACGAAGCGCGGTTGCTCCCCACACCGAGGGCGACGGACGGGACGAAGGGTGGCCCGAACCAGCGCGGATCGTCGGGGGATCTGATGTTGCCGTCAGCGGTACAGCATCTCCTTCCGACCCCTCGCGCTACGAGAGGCGGGAGCTCGACGGAGACGGTGGCACTCCTGCCTGGGGTGAGTACGGGCCAGCCATCCGGAGATGGGAACAGCTCACCCGAGTAGCGCCCGATCCCACTGAACCTGCACCGCGAGGTGGCAGGCGGCTCTCTCCGCGCTTCACGGAGTGGATGCAGGGCTGGCCTCTCGGCTGGGTTGATGTCGAGGGCGTCAGCCGTAATGACCAACTGAAAATTTGCGGCAACGGGGTCGTGCCGCAGCAAGCAGCAGAAGCACTACGCCGGCTGATGCCGTTCGTAGCCGAACACGAGACGGAGCAAGCAGCGTGACAAGTCAAATTCAGATCAGCAAGAAACTCGCAGACGACAGCATCGTCGTCATCGGCGGCGAAGACGCCGCCACCTTCACGGCGAACGTCCAGGCGATCCTGGGGGCGGAGCAGGCGGAGGCGGTGCTGCGGACGTTCGACAGTCTCGCACCTGTCAGTGCGGGCAGTTACCAGCCGCCCGCACAGCCGCAGTACCAACCGCCGACTGCACAGCAGGTGCAGCAGCAGTTCCCCGGGTCGCAACAGGTCGCGACACCCGCGCCGGAAGGTGCGCCTGGGCCGGCGCCGATCGGAAAGAACGGGCGCCCGATGCGGTGGGTTCCGCCCGGTGTCAGCAAGAAGACGAACCGGCCTTACGCCGGCTTCTGGGGCGAAGACAACCCCCGCTAGTCCGGCTGGCACTCAACAAACTGACGGGTGGTGAAGGTCGGTGCGACTAGCAACAGCTACACGCAGAGGTGCGATCGCACCGAAACTGCCACAGCCCTACCCGCTGCTCGAACGTGCCGGCCTGTACCTCCGGCAAGGGCAAACGTCGTTGTGGATCGCAGCGTCCGGTGTCGGCAAGTCCCAGATGTTGAACAACCTCGCACAACGGATGTGCGTGCCAACCCTCTACTGGTCTGCCGACACCGACCAAAACGACGTCCTGCTCCGAACGGCGGCGTTGTGGTCGGGGTCGACAACCGAGGTGATCGAACAGCGGCTACACGAGCCGGCGTGGCGTGACTACTACGCCCGGGTGGTTGAGAAGTCGGCGCACGTCGACTGGGTTTTCGACTCCGCCATCACCCCGCCAGTCATGAGCGACAGGCTGCGGGCTTTCGCGGAAGTACACGGCAGGTACCCAGCACTGGCGGTGCTCGACAACCTCTCCAACACCGTCCAAAACCAATCCGACGAATGGTCCGAGCAGAAGGAAGTGATGGTCGGGATGCAGCGGCTAGCACGGGAGACGGGCTGTCACATCGCGGTGTTGGCTCACGCGAAAGGCGAGTACGAGTCAGGGTTGAAACCGATCCCGAAGAACGGGTCACTTAACAACATGTTCCGCACGCCGGAGGTCGGGGTGACTCTTCACCGGGCCAGTGAAGACGGTAAGCATCTCGGCCTGTGTGTCGTCAAGAACCGTAGCGGCAAGGACGACCCGGGCGCTCACCGCCCGTTGGTGTTGGAGGTCGACTTCTCGACTGCCACCGTGAAGGGTTTCCGGGTGGCGGCATGACAACCACTACCTGCCGGGCTCACGGGAAGACGTGGACGGGCACCGTCGAATGCCACTGTGAAACGTGCGGCGAGAACTTCACGAACGTTGGGACGTTCGACGCGCACAGGAAGGGTCCACTGGACAGTCGTACATGTTCCATCCCTCCAACCTTCGTAGAGGTGCGTCCGGGGGTGTGGGGTAGGCCGGCGCCTGAAAGTGCCTCAGATTCAGACCGTTTGAGCGGGAAGGGGCACTCCTGATGACGGTATCCGTGAGCGACATCGCCAAGATGACAGGACCGGAGCGCGAACTTCGGGTTCACCGACTCACCGCGGAGGCACACTCGCTGGTCGACGAGGCCATCGAGAAGCACATCACGTCAGACGGCAAGAGTGTCGCGGCGGTTGTCCTCGCATTCAGCGGCGGCAACGACTCGACGGTGCTGGCGCACCTGCTCCGCGATCGGGCTACGCATGCTGCTCATGCAAACACGACGGTCGGGATCGAGCAGACGCGCGAGTTCGTGCGGCAGACGTGCGAGGCGTGGGGGCTGCCGCTGATCGAGCGGATGGCTCCACGAGTGAACGACCGCTACCGGGCGCTCGTGCTTGACCAGGGATTCCCCGGCCCGGGACACCACTACAAGATGTTCCAGCGATTGAAAGAGCGGGCGCTGCGTCAGATCCGAAACGAACTGGTGGGCGATCCGCGGAAGAACCGGGTGCTATTCGTCGCCGGCAGGCGCCGCGAAGAGTCGGCACGACGCGCGTCCATCCCGGAGATGGAACGCGAAGGGTCATTGGTCTGGGTCTCACCACTGGTGAACTGGACGAAGCTGGATATGAACACCTACCGGCTGATGTGCAGAGAGACCGACGTCCCCGTGCCGGTCAATGAAGTGTCCGACTTGATCCACATGAGCGGCGAGTGCCTGTGCGGTGCGTTCGCTTCCCGCGGTGAACGCGACGAACTCGACCTGTGGTTCTACGACTCGCTCGCGGAGATCCGCGAACTAGAAACCCTGTTGCTGCCACGAGCAGACATCCCGGACTACCGGAAGACGTGGGGCTGGGGCGGCGTGCCGGAGCTGGCAGTGCAGGCAAAGAAGCGTGACCGGAAGCCCAGCAAGAGCGGGCCGATGTGCGACGGGTGTGACGCGAAGTTGTTCGAGATCGACGACGTCACGTTGGCGTGTGCGGCATGACGGTATCTACGCCTGACCGACTGGTGTCCGCCCGCCGCGCCGTCACTGCAGACCGGGTTGACCGGGCGAAGTTCGACGTGCTCGCCTACGAAGCCGACAACTGCCGAGACCAGGTGGTGTTGAACCGGAAAGGACGTCAGCCGACTGCCCGGGTCTACTACGTCACCTATGAAGAGGTGTACGGGGATGACCCTGTAGACAGTCCGCCACCTGTAGCCGTGGCGGCGGCATGACGGATGTCGTGGAGGCAGGTTGCGAAGTCTGCCGAACGAAGCTGAGTGGTCGACAGCAGAAGTTCTGCTCCCCGTACTGCCGCAATCTGGCGCAGCGAAAAGCGTTGCTGGCTCAGCGCGACGCAGGGAAGGTTGAACTCCGGTGTCGCCGCTGCAACAAGGTTCTTGACGGGCGCAAGACGACGTGGTGTTCGATCACATGCAAGCGCGACCATGAGACGGACGTGACGCTCATCGGAAGCGTCGAGACGTACGCGCGTCAATGCACAAAATGCAAACTCGTCAAGCCTCTCGCTGTCGACTTCTACCAGACAAACAACGGCAACTACCGCCGCGCGTGTAGAACGTGCGTCATCGCCGGCAATGCCGAGAGGAACGCGCGACCCGACACGGCGGACGTGAAACGCAACACCCATCTTCGCCTTCTCTACGGCATCGACTCAGCAAAGTACGAAGAGCTGCTACAGGCGCAAGGCGGTAAGTGCGCGGTGTGCAGGAAGCCGCCGATCAGGCGGCGTCTCGCAGTTGACCACGACCACCGCTCAATGAAGATACGCGGCCTGCTGTGCAACTACTGCAACCTCCGCGTGATCGGCAAGGCGACGGACGCAACCTTGTACCGCACTGCCGCCGAGTACCTGGAAAACCCGCCAGCAGACAGAGTGCTGGACCCAGATCACAGGGTGCCAGGTAGGCCACCGAAAAAACGTAGGCCACCAACACGAACTTCATCAACTAGCAGGACATCAACCAGGACTAGACGGAAGAAGGCAACACGATGACCACGCCAGACGAGAGGGCGAAGATCGCGGCATTGCTCGAACGAACAACACTCTGCACCGGACTAGGCCGAGGCGAGCGACCGGACGGGAAGGTCGACGCCTGCAGCGTCGCCGCAATCAACCTCGCCCTGACGGGCGAACTCACTGACCGCATCCCCGACTGCATGAGCAACGTCGTCGGGCGGTGGGTCATCGCGATTCAGGATCGGATGCCTGACGACATCCGCAACAGCGTCGAGTGGCGCACTGCATTGATTCAGGCCGCGGGCACTGGGCGCGACCATGAGGACGTCCGCCAGGAGATGGTGCTGGCGTGGATGTGGGACGGTCTCGAGCCGCTGACCGACAAACTGCCGATGTCGGCCCAGCCGGCATGGCGGGCGATGTGTGCGAAGCGCACAGCGGAGTCTGCGCGGCAGGCATGGAATGAATGTTGCGCCTACGCCGCCGCCGCCGCCGCCGCCTACTACGCCGCCGCCTACGCCGCCGCCTACGCCGACGCCTACTACTACGCCGCCGCCGCCGCCGCCTACGCCGCCGCCGCCTACGCCGACGCCTACTACGCCGCCTACGCCGCCGCACTGGCGGCGTACTGGAAGAAGTTGAATCCAGCCGGCCTACTCGCAGCACTCAATGCAGTCAGTGACACCGCAGGCCCGGTGGCGGCATGACCACGTTAGGCCGGTTGAATGCACGGCGCCGGGCGGCACACGGATTTGAAGACGTCCTCAACACCCAGCAGTGGATGGCTGACGGCAACTGTGCCGGCCTGCCACCAGAAGAGGCAGACAGGTTGTTCTTCTCGGACGGCAGGGTTCCTGTCGACGCCCGAGCGCTGTGCAGCAGTTGCCCTGTAGCGGAGGCGTGCAGGGGGTTTGCTGAGGCGAACCGTGAAGAGTACGGCGTGTGGGGTGGGCAGCGGCGGACGCGTGAAGACACGCGGCAGCCGCTGTCGCCGGGTTTGCTGGCAGAGGCGCGGGAGCTGTTACGGCGGGACCGCGAGTCGTCACTGGCGGTGAGCGCATGATGTCGTTGTCGGGGGCTCGACTAACCCCGCCAGGCATCGTCGACACAGTGAAGAACATCGTCGACGACCGCCGCCTACTCCGTCAGGAAGTACGCCGGCAGCGGGAAGAGCGCGAAATCGTCGACCGCGTGGTCGAAGCGGTGGTCGACGTGGCGGAGCGGGCTTTGACGCTCGGCGTGACTGTTTCTCCGAAGTTGCTGCTGGATTTGATCGACCGGGCAAGTGAGCAGTGAACGTGCTCAGTACCCGGTGGCTCCAATTCTGGAAGCGCTGGGTTTCGCGGACGTGCCGCGAGTCACGTCCGGCCATCGGAAAGTCAAGTGTGCATTCCACGGCGACAGGAACCCGTCAGCGAGTGTCAGCCGGTACGGCTATCGCTGTTGGAGCTGCGGCGTGAGCGGGGACGCAATCAAATTGTTGAGGGAACAGGGAGGTTGCGAAACCTATGCGGATGCCGTCAGACGCGCTGAGGAAATCACTGGCGGCGGAGATTCAGTCAGCAGCGGCAAACCTCCCGGGAAGTCCTGGGCTCGACTACTTGATTAGTCGAGGGATCACCGCCGAAACGGCGGAACAGTTTCAGCTCGGCTATGACAACAACAGCTTGACAATCCCCTACCTCACGCCTGCCGGCCCGTGGACGGTGAAGCGACGGTGTATCGCCAACCACAACTGCAAAGACATCGACGGGCATTCAAAGTACATGAACACCCCGGGCGTCGAGCTGCACTTGTTCAACGCGCAGACGCTGTTGACGGCGACATCAGTCGTCGTCACTGAGGGTGAGTTGGATGCAGTGACGGCGGAGCAGCACGGCATCCCCGCAGTGGCTTTCCCGGGGGCGCAGGCGTGGACGAAACACCGATATTGGGGTTACTGCTTCGACTCTGTCGACGACGTCACGGTCGTCGCTGACGGTGACGAACCCGGAAGGAAGGCGGCGGAAGTTGTGGTGAAGGGGTTGCGGGAGTTGACGACTGCTGATGTCCGGTTGGTGGTGTTGCCGGACGGTGAGGATGTGAACTCGCTTGTTCGGGCGAACGGCGAGTCGGTGCTGTTGGAGGTGTTGGGATGGCTCTGATGGATGACGACTTGCCTTCCGGGAAAATTCTGGTGACGACTCGATACGCCGAATACCTCATCGACACCGGCAGGAAGCAACTACAGCGGGCACTGCTCCGCGATGGTGAACGTCAGATCAGCGGCGACTGGAAGCCGATCACCGGGTTCCACCTCGAATCGAGGGACGGCAACCTCCACCTCCACGTTGATGCTGAGTCGTGGTCGCTGGATTCGGGGATTGTGCTGAACGTGGAGGAAGTGCAGTGAGTGAACTTTGGGGTGAGTCCATGACCCGACTTGACGACGCGCTACGGGCGCGGGAAGCACTCGACAGGTCGCTGCTGATACAGCAGCAAGGGCCAGCGTGGATCACCGTGATGGCGGCAGCGGCACACCACGCCGACAAGTCGACGTCAGAGGTGAACGACTTGATGTTGTCGATTGCGGGTGAGGCGTTGCGGTACGTCCGTGACCACCCGGTTGTTGAACAGGTCGCGGCGTGAGTTTGTGGCACTGCCCGCCGCCGTGCGACGTCGAATGGGTCAGCGTCACACAGTCGGACTGCTGGCTGTGCGGTAACCCCGGGGTGTTTGGCGACAGTCCGAACAGTGATGGCAGGCCGTTCATTTGGAACGGCGTGGTGCAACGACCGCCCGAAGAAGAGGAAGCGGCATGAATGACCACCTCACGATTCCGGTCATCGACAGTGACGACTGCCTGGACAGGGTAGTGCTGCCAACTCCGTCTTCGACGCCAGAGGAGCAGTACATCCGCCCGCTGATACCCGACATCTGGACGACGAACCACCAGCTACGGAAGGTGCTGTATCAAGAGCCGCCAGGTGAAACCGTGCTGATCCCAGAGCGTGAGGTGACGCGACGGATGGCACAGAACATCCACGGCGGAACGATCCTGGGACTGCCTGTCCGCGTAGTCGCGGGCATCACCGAACCGATGATCGCGTTCCCATTGAAACGGATGGACTACCCATGAGCCCGAAGATCCTTGTGTGGGACATCGAAACCACACCAGCACTCGCGGACGTGTGGCAACTGTTCGACGTCAACGTCTCACTGAACCAGTTACGGGAAGTCAGTCACGTCCTCTGTGTTGCCGCGAAGTGGGTCGACCAGCCAGCAGTGAAGTTCTTCTCCGACCATCACACCGGCCACGACGCGATGGTCGGAGAAGTGTGGAAACTGCTGGACGAAGCAGACGCAGTGGTGTCCTTCAACGGCAAATCTTTCGACACGAAGCACATGAATCGCGAGTTCGTTCTAGCCGGCGCTCCCCCGCCTTCGCCGTTCGTCGAGATTGACCTGTGCTCTGTCGTGAAGGGCCGGTTCAAGTTCCAGTCGGGGAAGTTGGCGCACGTCTCAGACCAGCTCGGCCTAGGCGCGAAAACCCACCACGACGGCCACGAACTGTGGCAGCGGTGCATGGACGGAGACGAGGCGGCGTGGCGGGTGATGAAGCGCTACAACATCCAAGACGTCCGGTTGACGGAAGACCTCTACAAGAGGTTGCTGCCGTGGATTCCACCGTCGATGCACCCGAACCAGCAGGTCTTCGGTACGGACCCGGAGTCGTGTCCGCGGTGCGGTGAAGGCCCGTTGCAGCGCAGGGGTTTCCGGTATACGCCGACCGCGGCGTTTCAACGATTCCAATGTCAAAGCTGTGGTGGTTGGTCTTCGTCTGGCAAGGCGTTGGCCCGAGTGGATTTGAGAGCAGCATGACCGACAAGGAGAAGTTGCTGGCGGTGTTTGATGACGAGATTCTTCGCACCGCCGACTACGTCACCAACCGACTAGCCGGCCCATACAAGAAGTGGACAACCCCTGACGACATCCGTCAGCACATCCACCAGTACGCCTACGGCGGCGGGAAGAAACACCTGGCGAAATGGTTAGCGGACGGCGAACCACACCGGGTCGTCCTCGCCTTCTACGCCGTCGCACGGCAGCACTGCGAAAAAGAGAAAGCCGCAGCGTCCGGATACGAGGTGACGGATTTGGCGTGGTATTCGCCGGAGAACGTCGCGAAGTGGCTGCCACTGGCACTCGACCCGGCCTGGGACGGCACGAATGACGTCACGGACGAAACCGAGTTCACCAGTGGCAGGACGCCCGCCTTCGAGGGCGGGTCGTTGCTGGCGACGGTGGCAGATGTTCGCGGAGCACTGCGCGCCTGCCCGGATGCCGCGTTCACCGTCCGGCATGACAGTGATGACGCGGAGGCGATGGCGGAGGCGTGCGCGAAGTTGTCGAGGTGGTTGGGCGGGGAGTACCCGGCAGCACCGGGTTACAGGAGTGAGAGGGCAGCGGCATGAAGGCGTCCATAGTCGGCTGGTGTGCGGGGTTTTCCGTCTACTACTTCACACAGCACGCGTGGGGTTGGTTCGCCTTCGGGGTTGGTGTCACCGTGGCGAACCTCCTCGAATACTGGAAGAAGGCGGCATGACAACCGGGATTGACGCACCGCTGCGGGCGGTGCTGGACGAGATCGAGAAGACAGTCCTCGAACGACATCAGAAGTACGGGCCGTCGAACGTCTCTGGTTCACCGGGTGGACCGTTGAACGGTCTGCGTGTCCGCCTTCACGACAAGCTGGCCCGGATAAACAACTGGGTCGATAACGGCGGCACCGCCGATTTCACTGACGACGCCTTTCGGGATGCGTTTGTGGATGTCGTCGGGTATGGGCTGATCGGGTTGCTGGTGGTGGACGGCAAGTGGCCGACAGCAACGGTGAGGACGAAGCCCGGGCACCCCGACTACGTCCACACCGACATCGATTATCCCCTCGTGTGGAAGTGGGAGTCAGGACCAGAAGGAACTGGCTACCGCTGTCATGGCCGATACGGCTCGGCGCCAGGTATCGGACATCTAACAGAAGAAGCTCTCGTCGCGTACTACGGTTCGCGGATCAAGAAGGTGAATGAATGACCACAGCATCAACCGCAACGACCCGACGTTCGACAGCCGGGAAGCCGAACCCTGACATCCTTGCGTGGGAGCAGGAGCTGCTTGCCGCGAAGACGAAGCGGGAGTTGGCCGAGGTGAAGCTGCTTGAACAGCAGGCACGGGACGTCGCCGCGACCGCGCACGTCGCAGAGCTACACGCCGAAGAGATGACGCGGGCGGCAGAGTTCAGTAACGCCAGTGACGAACACAACCACGTCTACAAGTTCTTCGGGTCGGTCACCTCCCAGTCTGCGACGCAGGCGATCGGCGTGCTTAGTCGGTGGTCGCGGATGCACCCGGGGAAGCCGTTCACGATCGTCTTCAACAGCCCTGGCGGCAGCGTGATTGACGGGATGGCGCTGTTCGATCACATCATCGACTTACGGTCGAAGGGCCACCGCATCACCACTGTCGCTCGCGGGATGGCCGCGAGCATGGGCGGTGTGCTGTTGCAGGCCGGCGATCATCGGGTGATGGGGGCCGAGGCGTACGTCTTGATCCACGA